GCACCCTCGGCATCAGAACCCGAAACACTAATTCCAGTCCCAGCCGCAACAGTCTCGACATAGTTGCCGGTTGTTTGCGTACCCAACGCCACTGCGTTGTCCGCAATATGCTCAGAAGCCACTGCGTCGTCAGCAATCAAGGTGCCATCAATTGCATCAGCCGCAATCTTTGCTGTTGTGACTGCATCATCAGCAATACCAGAAGTAGGAACAACGATGTCAACGTTGGCAGCAGCAGTCAGACGGCCATCAGCA